GCAACAATGAAATTGGAAGCCGCGCAAAGGAAAGTTCGTGATGCGAATGAACGGATAAGTGCCGCCACTTATTCCGTCACTCGCGCCGAACAAAAACTTGCCGAAGTTCGCAGCAAAGCACCCGACCCCGAAAAGATTGCCGCGCTTACCCGCAAAATTCGTGACGCGAATACGCAACAAGCACAAGCGATTTTGTCGGTTGCTGATGCGGAAGAAAAATTGGCGGAATTGCGTGCCAAGACCGCCGACCCCGATGACATTGCCGATGCAGAAAGTAATTTGGAAAGGTCAAAATACAAAGTTGAAGAAGCGAATTTTCGTGTTGCTGACGCAGAAGCGAAGTTGGCTGAATTGCGTGCCGACCCCGAAGCATCTGCGGTGGAAATCAGACGAGCGGAAATTGACCTTGCGGAAGCAAAGTTGGGGGTCGGTGATGCAATTCGTTCCGTCACCGATGCGGAAGAAAAGTTGTTGGAACAGCGCAATCTTGCCGCCACGCCGCGAGAAATCGCGGATGCGGAACGCGATTTGGAACAAGCCAAATTAGGGGTGGAAGATGCGATTTTCGCGGTGAAGCAGGCAGAAACCGAACTTGCCGAAGAACGGGCGGTTGCGCCGAAGCCCGAAGATATTGCTGATGCTGAACGCGATTTGGCAAAAGCAAAGATGGATGTTCGTGATGCAACGGAAGATTTGCAAATCGCCACCTTTGAAGAAAGTATCGCGCAAGCATTTTACAATCGCATATTGAACGGGGCTACATCCGATACGAAAGAATACAAGGATGCGCTGGATGATTTGAATGAAGCAAAAGATGATGAAGCCGACCAACGCAGAAATGTCGCGGATGCTTTGTTGGCAGAAGCATCTGCGACGATTGCGTTGCGTGATGCGATTGACGCATTGAACAAGGTGACAGCAAGCACGCCCGCCAACATCGTCAATCGTGGAACCGCGCAGTTGGCTGGCATCAGCACGAATAATCCCGCGCTTGCGTTGTTGAATTCGGTTGCTGACCCCAACATTTCCAATATAAATGTCACCGTGAACGCTGGAATGGGAACGGATGGCGATGATGTTGCGCGCCAAATCATTGATGTATTGAAAGGCTATGAGCGTGCGAACGGATTTGTTCCCATCGCTTTCAACTAATCATGCCTATTGTTGCCGCGTGGGGTGAGACAATCACCGTATTGATGGAATTGGGGTTTCCCGTCAATGTGTTCACGCTCAACAGCGCAACCGATGGCATCCTTGATGAAGATTTCTTGGATGGCACTCTTGTCGGTGACGATGTTGCCGCATATGTGCAGGACATTCGCATCACACGCGGCAGGCAAGACCAATTAGCGAACTTTTCTGCGGGGTCTTGTTCAATCACTTTGCTGAATAACGATAGACGCTTTGACCCCACGAATGAAAATTCCCCGTATTGGAACAGCACGCTAGGTCAATCGGGGGTGACACCGCGACGCAAAGTGACGGTGCGGTTGGGTGGTCAAGATGTGTTCGTTGGGCGCATCACCGATATTGATTTGTCTTATGCGACAGGGAAAAGCACAGACCTTTCCACCGTGACTGTCAATGCGGCGGATGATTTCGTGTTGCTCGCCAACACCGCAACCACCGAAGATAGGACACCCACCGAAGAACTGTCGGGGGCGCGGCTGGCTTACCTGTTGGAATTGCCTGAAATAAATTACACCGACACCACGAACATTGATGACGGTACAGCCACTTTGGGTGCGTACACAATCGCCAGCAACACGAATGCGTTGCAGTACGCACAGGCAATTGCGGAAAGCGAACAAGGATATTTCTTCGTTTCGCGTGATGGCATCGTCACTTTCACAGACCGCGTATCCAAAATATTCGGTTCATCCGTAGCCGATTTTTCGGATGATGACGGAACGGATATCAAGTATCAAACACTTAGCGTCATCTACGGGCAGGAATTCCTTTACAACAAGGTTCTTGCCACCCGTCAGGGCGGCACACCGCAGGTCGCCAATGATGCGACCAGCCAAGCGGAATACGGGATTAGCACCCTGAACTTGGATGGTTTGTTGCTTGCATCCGATGTTGCGGCACAGACCCTTGCGGATGATTTGTTGGATTTGTATTCTGAACCTGCGTACAGGTTTGATGGAATGTCGCTGTTGGTGTCGGCGCAATCATCGGCGGTTCGTACCACGCTGAACACGCTGGAACTTGGGGATACGGTGACGGTGGAACGAAACTATCAGACGGGTTCGCCCACACAGGTGGTCAAATATCAGACGGTGGAACGGCTCAACCGCGTCATCAATCCGAATGTTCATCGTCTTGAAATAGCCATGTCGGATGCGTTCATTGTGTTCCCGTTCGTTTTGAATGATGCGGTGCGCGGTGTCTTGGATGACCCCGAAAACGCGCTTTCTTGATTGCTATGATTGCGAACGCATAATGTCAAAAGGCAGGTAAAAAGTGGCTGGTGCAGGCGTAAAGTTGTTTGCAAGTGGCGATGTGCTGACCGCCGCAGAAGTCAATACTTATCTGCAAGACCAAGCAATCATGCGTTTTGAGACTACTGCGGCGCGTGATGACGCATTCGGTGGCGCGGGTGAACCGACTTTGGCAGAAGGAATGTTTGCGTACATTGACGCGGATGACACGCTGTATTTTTATTCGGGTTCGGCGTGGGCGAAATACGGCATCACTAACGACAGCGACCAATTAGTATTGGGCGCATCCCTTTTCGCATAGGAAGCAAACATGGCAACATACAGCAAAATAAAATTGAGCGGTTCCACCGATGGCAAACTAATCAAGGTAGCGCAGACCGCGACGGCTGGCACAACCATCCACACAGGTTCATCCACCGCGACAACGATTGACGAAATATGGTTGTATGCGGTGAACAGCGATACCACCGACAGAAAACTTACCGTTGAATTCGGCGGCACATCGTCACCCGATGATTTGATTGAACAAACCATCACGGCGGAAAGCGGTTTGCTTCTTGTCGTCGCAGGTCTGATTATCGTGGGCAACGCTACGCCGCTCGTGGTGCGTGCGTTCGCCGCTACTGCGAATGTTGTGATGGTCGGCGGTTATGTGAACCGCATCACCGCATAGGCGGCGACTGATGCGTTTCGGTGAGCGCACTCGTTCGGGTACTTCGGTAAGCGGCTGGACACAGCGAAGTGCGGGGGTCGGTATTCCTGCGACGGTTGAATGGCTGGTCATCGCTGGTGGCGGTGGCGGCAGTTTTGGTGGTGGTGGTGCTGGCGGTTATCGCTCAGGTGTATCGGGTGAAACTTCGGGCGGCGGCGCGTCGGCAGAAACGGCTATCAGCGTCACTAGCGGTGTCGTCTACACCGTGACGGTCGGCGCTGGCGGTGCTGGAAGAACGGGCGCTACCAGCACCACCAGCGGTGCTAACAGTTCGATTTCGGGTTCGGGCTTGACGACAATAACTTCCACAGGCGGTGGGCACGGCGGCGGTCAGGCAAACCAAACTGATGCTGGCGGCAGCGGCGGCTCTGGTGGTGGTGGTGGTCACGGCACGGGTTCGGGCGGCGGTTCGGCTGGCGGTGGCGGCGCGGGGACGGCAAGTCAAGGTTTCGCAGGCGGCGCAGGTCGCCAAAACCCGAACTTTCAAGGCGGCGGTGGTGGTGGTGCGGGTGCTGTTGGCGGTGATGGTGCAGCCACAAGTTCCACAAGCACTGGTGGTGGTGCTGGTGGCGTTGGTGTTGCCTCCTCTATCACGGGCTCCTCAGTCAGCCGTGGCGGTGGCGGCGGTGGTGCTTACGGTGGCAGTGGTGGAGGCGGCGGTGGTGGTAATGGTGCGATAGGAAACGGTGCTGCTGGCAACGCAACCGCCAACACAGGCTCAGGCGGTGGTGGTGGAAATGTCACTGGCGGCGGCACAACTGGGAACGGCGGCAAAGGTGTCGTCATCATCAGACAACTAGTGACGCAGAAGCATCCGACGACGCTCTCAGGCGCAAACACAGTCATAACCGCAACACACATTGTCTTCACCTTCAACGACAGCGGCACCATAGGCTGGTCATAATGGCGTACTTCGCTGAACTAGACGAAACGAACACCGTGCTGAGAGTAATCAGCGTCAGCAACGAAGTCTGCGGCGAGCCGACGCTCGCATTCCCTGATACTGACGCGGCTGGTCGTGCGTTCATCGCCAACACGCTCAAACTCGCAGGTACTTGGAAGCAGACTTCTTACAACCACAACTTTCGTGGCAAGTACGCAGGCATAGGGGATACCTATGATGCGGTGAACGATGTGTTCGTATCACCGACACCGACAAGCGATAACAGGGAACCGCAATGATTATCAGTTTGACCCCTACACAAAAAGCGGCACTCGCTTCCTATCTGCGTTCGGTGATTGGTGCGTTGGCGGCGGTGATTGCCACAGGGAATTATGCACCCGAAGATTTGGCGAAGGCGGCTGTCGCGGCATTGTTGCCACCCGTGTTGCGGTGGGTCAATCCGAAGGATGCCGCGTTTGGGCGCGGTGCTGATAAATCGTGAATGGTTCGCGCCCCTACACGGGTACGAATGACGGGATAAGCAAGGGCAAGCGTGAAGGCACGGAAGAATTCATGCAACAGATTTCCGTTCTGAGCGAACAAGGTTTGTGGAATAACGGCACTTGGGTTGTGCGGAAGATGAAAGGCAAACAGGATTTGTCGGTTCATGCGACGGGTCGCGCAATGGATTTGTCTTATCGGAATATGCGCGACGGGAAACGCGGCAAACCGAACGGTAGGAAGGTTGCTTCCGATTGGTGCGATTTGTTGGCGAAGAACGCACAGGTGTTGCAGGTGGAAATGATTATTGATTATGCGTTCGGGAAGTTCGGCAGGGCGTACCGTTGCGACAGGGATGCATGGCTGGTGTATGACAAGCCGACTGTGACGGGCGGCGGCAATCCTTCTTCGGATTGGTTGCATATTGAGATTTCGCCGCGCATCGCTGACGATGCCGACAAGGTGCAGAAGAAGTTTCGTCGTGTATTCTTGGGCGAAGATGACGGTGAATGACTATGGATGCGGGTACTGCGGCTGTTCTTGTGGGTGTGATTACCGCCATTGGCGGCATCATCGTTGCGGTCATCCAACTTCGCGGGATGCGGCAGGAAAACAAAACTGACCATGCGCTAGTGCAACACCAATTGGGCAACATTCTGAACGGCTTGTTCAGGGTGGATACTAAGGTGGATGGTGTCACGGACAGGTTGGACAAACACATTCAGGAACATTATGAAGGGGTTTCAGGTGGGGTCGCTGAACAGCGAAATACAGACTGAACTTCGCGCATCGCGCACACCGCAAAGTTCGCGGTTGCAGGAAATCGCTGACGCATTGACGGGCGATGACCGCGCCGATTACATCGCGGCGTTGCATGACAAGACGATTTCGGCATATGCGTTGGCGAAGGTGTTGTGTCGGCGCGGGTTCAAGGTTTCCCATTCGCTGATTGCGATGTATCGGCGCGGGGCGTTGTCATATGAAGTTCGCTGACGAAATCGCGGATGAACAGATGGCGGTGGTTGAAGAAGTCAGCATCGTTCGCCTGCGACGCGAACGCGATACTGCGAAGAAGGAAGTGTTGCGTTTGACGAAGGCGATGGATGAAGCCAACAGCATCATTCACGCAATTGAACGGGTGAACACCAGCGAGATTGAGCCGCCGCGCTGGTTGTCGCCCGCGAAACCGCGTGCATCTGCGGCGACGCTGGTGGCGATGCTTTCCGACACCCATTTTGACGAAATTGTCAATCCTGATGAAATGGAAGGATTGAATGCCTATGACCGCACCATTGCGAAATTGCGGTTGGAACGGTGGGTGAAGAATGTGGTGAAGATGGCGCGTCATTATTTGGCGGGGGTGAAGTATGACGGTCTTGTTTTGATTTTGGGCGGCGACATTTTTTCAGGTGATATCCACGAAGAATTGAAGGATACGAACGAAGCAACGATGTTGGAAAGTTGTGTGTATTGGTCTGAGCAAATCGCGGGTGCGGTTGGATTGTTGGCGGAAGAATTCGGGAAGGTGCAGGTGGTCAGCGTGGTCGGCAATCATGGGCGTATGTCGCGCAAGCCGCGAATGAAACAGCGCGTAGTGACCAATTTTGATTGGTTGTTGGCGAAAATGGTGGAACGATATTTCACGGATGACAAACGGGTTTCATTCGTCATCCCGACTTCGCCCGATGCGTGGATACAGATTTATAGTCACGGGCATCTCATTACGCACGGCGACCAAGTGCATGGTGGCGGCGGTATCGGCGGCATCTATCCGCCGATTATGCGGATGCGTGCGAAGAAGGAACAAAAGTATTTGCAGACGGGTCAAAATTTCCGAACGCTTTGGATGGGGCATTGGCACACCTATCTAGGAACGCCGCACCTAGTCATCAATGGTTCGCTAAAAGGATGGGATGAATTTGCTTCAATCATGGGCTTCGGTTTTGAACCGCCGCAACAAGCGTTGGCAATCGTGACACCCGAAAGGAATATCACGGTGCAAGCACCGATTTTTTGTCAAGACAGAAAACGCGAAGGTTGGTGAACGATGTGCGGGTGCAGGTTCCGACCCATTGTGATTTGCGAAAGCGAAGAAAATGATGAGTGACAAAACGAAAGTGCTTGTCGTTTGGCATGACGCGCATTCGGAAACGGAAGGTTCGTGGTGCGAAGAAGGCGATATCAGCGATGAACCGTGCATCGTGGAAAGCATGGGATTTCTTCTGCCCGAC